TCTAGCATTTTTAATTTTAGTTTGTGTTTTATTGATAGCAATCGTGTCTATTTGTTTTTGTTTTGAATAGGTGGTGCTGGCGTCTTTGATTGCCTCCTCTACATTCATTTTATTGTGCGTCATGTTCTTTTCAATTTTAAGCATAAGCTGATGGGCTTTTTGTATCGGGACGCCCAGCTTCACGATGTCGTTAACAGCCTTTTTATTAATCAGATCAACTCCAAATCTAGTAGGTAATTTGCTAACGAAACGATAAGGATCCGTACCGTATGGGAGCAGGCTCTTAGTCAACTTCTCAGCAAGAGTAGTTGGTTTTGGAGATGGCTTTGGAGATGGCTTTGGAGATGGCTTTGGAGATGGCTTTGGAGATGGTTTTGGGCCTGCTCCAGGCAGTCCGCCCGTTGCAGGTGGAACTGGACCGGCAGGTGGGCCACTACTACCGGGAATCCATTTTGGAATTGGTGCCTTGTCTGTTCCTAGTAGTCGTCTGCGGTTATTGGTAGGCGTTTTTAGATGACGTGATAAAAGCTTGTCAAGATCTTGCTTATCATTTGGATGTTTTTTCCGATGGTTCTTTTTCCACCTCTCCAATTTACGCTTTCGCGCTGATTCCCAGAACTTATCATCCAAATCATCTTTCGCTGATCCTCTTTTGTCCTTGTTCTTATCCCATTTATCAGGCTTATGAGTAGGGATCAATGTACACCTGCAGCGAGGATGTGCCGGGATATCACTCTCAACATCATCTAACTGGTATATCACCCCATCACGAGAAATACAGAACGGGCAGCTTCTCTCTGCAGCGGCAGACCACCTCACCCATTCGTAGCCGTTCTTTCGTATAGTGGCCACTTGGCCTTGAACGAAAGCCGCCTGCATTTCGGTGCGTGCAATTAAATCAGCCCGCCCCTTTACCCCATAACGCTGGGTCTTTAATCGACTGCTTTGGCTCTGATGCTGATCGCGTATTAATAACTCACGAATCTGCAAAGATAATTCTCGCCATGTGTGGCCCTGCGCCAGATTTGTTTGGGTCAAGGCCCGCATTCGATCTTTAAATGTTTGGTTCTCGTCCTTCCAAAATTGCTCTAATCGAAGGCCAGCATTGCTAATGGCTGGCTTGTTAGGCCTTGCATTCTTGTCGATTGCATTGTCTTTTCCCCTATTGAGGTTATCTAGATTTATCCCCGCTGCCTGGCCGCGTTTATTAGCTTCTGATACCTCATTCAAATACAGATTGTTTAGCCGCGTGATCTCAGCCGAACTGAGCAACGGCTTCAGCCCCTCAATGGTGTTTTGAATCTGAGCCGCTGATTGTGCTGTGGTGTAGCTTCCTTGTTTGCCACCACTACTAATTAGCTTGTTATAGCCACCACGTAAATTACTCAGTTCGCGTTCTACGCCTGCTGCTAAGGCCGCGGCGGTTTGATTGCCTAATGTTTTTGCCCTTTTGTTGAGATCGTCGAGAAAGCTCAGTGATGAATTTTCCAGATCACTGCCTGTCGACATTGCGAGGACTTTTGGATTCGGGCTAGCTTTCCTAGCTGTTTGATCTTCTCAATTTCTTCACCGATATTTTCTTGACCAATCCTGTCACCGTCCCGTACAGCTTTTTTAAGCCGGTGTTGTAGTTCCTCTAAATGTCTAAGCGTATTGTCGTAGGTCATGACACATATCTAAATGCTGTCCAAGCTCAATAGTATGCCCACTATTTAACAATTTAGTCCTTAAGTCCAAACTCCATCATGGCTAGAGAAAGAAATTGCTTTAATTCTAATAAGCTTTTTTTCTCGCTTTCAGGGTAGTCTAAATGCTCAGCACTAAATGTAACCGCTGACAATAGGAGCTTTACATTTTTACGTCGTAACCGACAGTGCAAAACAACTTCGCCCTCCTCGATGTCTCCATGATGCATCCAGGGAGAATTATCCTCAGTGTCAGGGTTATTCATTTTTTGGTTTCGGGATTGGTTTCGATTTCTTAGCTTTCATATCATCCTCATCCTCATCCTCATTGGGCTCTGGGGCAAACTCCTCAGGGCCTGGCTGCTCCTGTGATTGCATCATCTTCATGGCCTCCTCAGCTCTTCGCCGCTTCTCATCAGCAACCCGTGCAATCTCTTCGTCTAGATCGATGTCCTGGGACAACGCCTGGCCCTTCTGCAGCTCTCCTAGAGTTGTCTCATGGCTCAGTAGGTCACCTGCATATAGCCCTAAATAAGCCTGGACTTCCTGAGCTTCTAGCGGTCTAGCAATTAGATTGTCATTAATGTCTAGGCCAGCTTCATCATTTAGATCCTCAGCCATATATGTGGTCCATAGCTGCATGACCAGATGGAACATTGCTTGCTTGTTCTCAATTAGCGTTCTGACTTGCGAAGCAACTTGCGACCCTTGCAATACAGCCTCAGTAGCAGTACGACCATTTCCGGTACTGCCATACATAAATGACAAACTTGAGCGATCCATAAGAGCTTCAACATGTTCAACCTCGACTTGATGTTGTTGAAGGCTTGACCCTGATAATTCTGCGAATTTAAAATCCCCATTTTCGGGCAAATCCATGCCGCTATTTGGTCCTAATACCATGACGGGATAGCTCCCATCTGGTGATTGCTGGGCGCCTTTTCTTACTGGAATAGGTAGAGCTAACTTATGTATAAGTTCCACAAGGTCAGATCTCAATAGAAAATGTTGAATGCTTAAATCAGCCAGACCGCTCAGAGGTAGTGAACCGTCAGCAAATCTTGACCCAGTAGCCCCATACCAAACTAACGGCACTATCGGTAGTGATGTTTGACCTTCGCTCTCTACAACCATTACCCATTTCATCCCCTCACCCCTTACCAATCGAATCTTTTGCCATGTCCCAGGAGACAACAACATATAGATCGGCTCTAAAATAGTAGCGAATTTTTGCTTGGGATCCTCTCTTTCCTCAACTGTTCTGATCACCGCCATGGTCACCACTTCACGACCGTTGATAACTTCAGTCCTCCAGTTGATCAGATTCTGCCGCTCAATGGGTACGAGCCACGGGTTACGGCTGGCCTCAATCTCCTCCATCGCGCTGGCTTCAGCAGGTTTTCCCTCTGTGTCTACGGTCTCGGGTGGCATCTCGACGAGAACAGCAGCACCGCCATCTCGCAATACCAATTGATCGAGGCTATTTAGGAATTTATTAAGGCTGGAACCACGACGGTCAACGTTGTCATCAGAATCCTCCAGGGATGTTGGTATTTCATGGATTTGATAATTACTCAGCAGCCCAGCAAATGCCCTGATGGCGTCTCTATAGAAACTGGGGTAGATACTGCGCCCTAGTCGCTGTTGATATGGGGTATCCCTCTCCCCGGATTCTTGAGGCAGATAAAGCGCTCTAGTCTCTAGATTATTGTCATCAAAAACAGTAAAACAATCAGCTACTCTATTGAGCTGTGACTGCATAGCTCGCAGTTCAGGACGCACGAAAGATACTAAATCCGGCCTGTCCGTTGGGTGATCACATTTAACTGTGTGCATCAGACGCCTGAGTTGCCCGGTCCCGCTAGCGTTCCGTCCATAGTTTGCACCGATTCTTTATAGACATTTAGAACGCGAACCGCTTTTGATCGCATTGATTGAAACTTCCAATCAGGCGCGGTGATTAGGTCTTCCAGGGCCTGTGCCATAGCCGCTGCCTGGTCGTCAATCATGATTAATATTGTCTTAATTCATTTTAGTATTGCGTTCTCATAACCAATTAATACCCACTGCTTTTTAATTCGGCGGGGTTTATCCGCTACCTCCAATAGGCAGTTGGCAGAAACCTCCCAATAAGCTTGGCCCCTTAGAGTAAAGTGCCCGTCTACACATTTGTTTAAAACGTCTTCATAATTGCCCATGACCTGGGCTTTCTCTATTGATTGCATCTCATGCCAATGAACTTCACTATTTAATATTGCTGGGAAGACCTGCGCTTTGCCAGTTGTAGCTAGGCAGTATTTCTTAGCGAACGAATCGGGGATAGGGATCGGTTCAAAATCCTCAACACCACTAACACTAGGTGAAGCCAATGGGCAATTATTACTAGAGCAAGTCTTAGGGCAAGCCCCTCTCTTAGGGCAATGGTGCCACGCCTCTACAAAAAATACTGTTGTGATGGCCATCATCTGCACGTCTAACACATAGATATGATCCATTGACGCCATGCCTGACAATAGCAGCAGAGGTGGCCAGACGCGCTCATCGTGCAATCTATTTATCTCTTCAGTCATTGCCCCTGTCAGCAACATGTCGCCCTGTGTGGGGGAAATATCCATAAGAGATAAGATTACATCATGAATAACAGATTGCTGAGTCTCTAGGAATTGTGTTGTATCGATAAGCACTATTAGCCCAATTGCTTTTGACAGCTCTTAAGTGCCTCCTCTAGGGACGTAAATGCATTGACATGACCAGGGTACGGGCTTCCGGGCCTTAGATCTGCTAACCATTCAAAAGGTATATTCCCTTGTATCAATGGATATAGTAAATCATAAAGGCACGTCATGCCGCTATTATTATCAGACATTACTATTTCCTTGGCGGCGTAATGCATCCGCCTTGATAGGGACTCAATATATTGCATC